CGACCGATTGACTGAGAGATACCAATGTAATCCATGTTACGCATAAACAACACAGCCTCAAGTCCGCTGACGTTGATACCTTCAGACAGGATAGAGTGGTGAAGAATCACAAACTTCTTGGTTGAATCCTTACCCCAGTCATTCAGGATCTGAAAGAACACATCACGATGAACTTTCTTACCATCGATAACACCACCAGTCTTAGCGGTGATATACATTACATGATAACCACGCTCATGCATCTGATAGGTGAAATCAGACTTAGAAGTAAGAGCAACAATCTGCTTAGTAGAACGAGCACAGATCAGAATCTTGTTGAGGGAGTTCTCATCAATACTCTCAATCAGGTTCTCAGCATCACGCTCTGCAACATGTTGCTTATCCTGCACCATCTCCAACTTCTTGACTACAACCTTGGGCGCCAAGATGTAACCACCATCAACCAACTCAGGAGCAGAAACATTGCAGATGACGTTACCATAAACAGCAGCGTCATTCATTCCTGGTTTGAAAATAGTAGCGCTATGCTTAGGAGTAGCAGTGAAGAAAAAGCAGCGCACACCATCCATAGACGAATAATAGTCGGTAGGTGCAAAGAAATTACGCTGAACACTGTTATGTGCCTCGTCGAAGTAGATAGTATCTACCTTGATACCAGACTCTACAACACGGTGTAAAGAATGATAGGTAGTGAAGATGATACGATTGGTAGGTGCAAGGTCACACATACCAACAGCAAGTTTGATGCGCTCAGGTTTAGTGGTGCTGAAATGTTTGGTCTCACCACTGTGAACGTGAATCACACATACATTCTTGATAAGTTCTAGGAACTCGGAACAGAGTTGATTTGCCAGCAGAATCCTAGGAGCAACGACAACAATAGTAGAGTTATCAGTGTTCTCAAATCTTTGTTTAGCATCTTCAATCATGCAGATGGTCTTACCACCGCCAGTCGGAATGATTACCTGACCTTTAGTGTTCTCACCCATAGCAGCAACAGCACGCTCTTGATGAGGGCGAAGGGTGATGGTCACAGAGGTCTCTCAGATATGCACATATTATAGCACAGAGCTCACTCTACTGATGAACCTTGTGACAGTTCAATAAGTGTATATATCAATAAATTCTACGTCATCACCATACTCTTCTTTAACTTTATTCTTTGCTTCTTCTTCACTACTTGCCTGGACTTTCACTAGAATACGAGAGAATGACTCTTTATATATTTCTAAGTTATAAGTTTCCATTTTTATACATACCTTTGGTATGGTTGTTCTAGAAGTTATATATTTCTTTAAGAGGCTAAAGCATCATCTCCAACCCAGACAAAGGTAGTCTAACTGTTCTTGGTAGTATTGTCAAGTCTTTTTTGAAATGTTTTCTTAAAGGTTGCTTCATCAACATCCCACTTACCCTCAGGACAATCACTCATAGCCCAGGGTATCTTCCAATCAAGAACACAACCACAAGCAATACACTTACCCATACCATCATTCTTAGGACAAGTTTCACAAATATCTTGTCGTTCTTGTATTACAACTGGTGACGCCATAGGAGTATCTCCTCGCATCATACCTTTCATAATATCAAAGGCAGTATTAGTAAGATTCTGTGCTTGTTCCGAAAAGGAAGGATACTGATTCTCGTCAGACATAATATACAATCAAATTCACATTATATATGCGCGTATATATCTCGTAGTTAAATCTGTGTTCCGCCTACGATAAGTCCGTCAATAGTAATATCTGTACCAGATGTATTGATAGTTCCAGTATAAGAATAGTCAGCACCAGATAAAGCATCACCACCAGCACCACCAGGACCACCTAGACCTCCTGCTGTACCTGCTGAACCACTACCAGTGTTTCCATTGTTTCCTGTATCACCAGCGATTCCGTCCGTTCCAGCGGTTCCAGGCTCGCCGTGTTGACCGCCATTGCCGCCAGTTCCACCGTTTCCACCATCACCGCCAGCACCACCACTATTATAAGCAGCAGCACCTGCTGCTCCAGTGCTACCTGTATTGCCGTTTTGAGGACCATCGATAACACCTGCTGTATCATTCCATCCTCTACCCCTACCACCTGCTCCACCATTACCGCCAGAACCACCAGCGCTACCACTACTGCTACCACTACAATAGATTGTATGTGGCCAACAGCATGAACAGAATATTCTTGGATGTTTGTGTGTTCCGCAGTTTCCACCACACCATTCAGTTCTTAATGATGGTGGGCAACCTCCACAATATCCACCATAGTGTATACAACCAGTACCGCAAGCATATGAATATGCACCAGTACCACCTTGTCCACCACCACCACCTTTGCCGCCGCCACCGCCACCTCCGCCTCCAGCGAAGATTTCAGCAGTAGAACGAACAAATACTACAATATTATTAGCAGAAGCATTAACCAATAGTGCTGTTCCGCCTTTACCACCAGGTTGACCATTCATCAAGTTAGGATCACCAGTCCATACACCACCACCTAATCCTGCAGGTCCATTTGCACCATATATTTCACCACTAACATCGATTTTAACATTTTTAGATGGTGTAGACAGTTGACATGCAGGATCTTGAACACCGATTGCTTCACATAATCCATCTATAAATGCAATCTTTGAAATACTTTTAGGTAGGTTACTATTCCAATCTTGAATGCCTATATCATAGTCTTCGTTGTTAACGCTCTGCTGTATATAATAAAACTTCAGAGCATTATTAAACTGCGATGGTTTCCAATCATTTGTGGTGGCAATAGCAGCATTCTCAGTAGCATCAGGAACATTTGGATTGTCTCCAGTAGTGTCTCTCAACAACTGTGAAGCACTAACAGAACCTGTCTCTGGATCAAATGTTTCAGAGTCAGCGAATGTTGCTCTCGCATTCATTTTAAGGAAGGTTCTTCTCAACTGTGAGAACTTGATCTCACCAGAAAGTGCTCCGATTCCTGCAGTTGCTGTTGCTGTTGCCATGTTATGCTAGGTTAACCCAAGATGTACCGTTATATCCTTGGAATTGATTTGTATCTGTGTTGTAGATGATAGAACCAGCAACGGTAGATCCACCACTTACTCTATCAACATTAGCAGTTCTTTGTGCATTAGTTAGATGTGGAAGAATCAGTGATGGTGAATCACTTCCCACAGCGGCAGCAAGACTTAAGTCAACTGATGCTCTAGGACTATAGGTTCCGATACCCATAGCACCATCTTCACCATGAATATTCAATGAACCATTGTACATACCAATACCAGTATCTACAACCTGGATACTTTCATTGGTAGAACCAAATACAAGAGCAGTTGTTCCAATACCAATATTACCAAATCTTCCCATTCCTTGAACATCAAGGAGGATCTGACCTAAGGAAACATCAGATGCAGCAGGGAAACTTACACCACCCAAAACATCTGTGTTAATACCAATGTGAGAGAATAATCCCACACCACCAACACCATCACCACGAACATCAAGAGCACAGATTGGTGTTTCTGTATTAATACCAATAGATCCTAAACCAACTGGACCAACATCAACAATATTTAAGGTAGCAAAGGTGCTAACACCAAGAGTTGAGTTGATGTTGGAGTTTTCAATAACAGAAGGTAAAGTAACAGTTCCGTCAAATAGATCAGCAGTTACAGTTCCTGTTACTTCAAGACCATTTCCAAAGTATGACTTCTCTGTAGCAGTAATACCACCACCAACAGATACTTTCTCGGATGGTGATGCATTATTAACTCCAAGTGACCCTTGATAGGTCAGAGTCATCAATGATGTGCCTGTTGATTGATGATGCCAGGTGAAGTTACCAGTGTTAATACCAGCTGGTAGTGCATCAAGAACCATTCTGATATCACCAGGATCATTATTAATGATATCAAAAGTATTATCCTGGTTACCAAATCTCAGGATAGCAGTGCTAGTACCAGCACCAAGTTGTTGACCGATACTTAATTTTGATTCGCCAGAGTCAGATACAATCTCTGCTAATGTTCCAGATTGCTTACGAATCTGTAGTTCTGCATCAGGAGCATCAGTACCAATACCAACAAATCCACCTTCAATTGCAGCAAATCCAGTACCACCAGTGCCTGCGGCAACTCTACCAGTACCAGTTACTGTGGTGAATGTACCTAATCCAACTTCTAGTTGATCAGCATGTAAATCGGTTGCTGTTAGAACACCAGTTACATTTGTTCCACCATTGATATTACCAATAAGATTTCCAGTAACATTACCAGTTACGTTACCTGTTACGTTACCAGTAATATTTGATGTAATCGTAGCAGGTAATCTATTATCATTAATCGTTCCAGTAAGGAAAGTAGCCGCTAACTCACCACTAAATGTAGTGGCGGTTACAATACCGGTTGAAATAATATCACCAGTAGTAGAGTCAATACCAACACCTTCATGTCCAGCAGTGTTAGGATTACCTCCAATTTGGAATGAGAATCTAGGATCTTGTGTTCCAACTCCTACGTTACCAGCAGCATAGATGCTAGTAAATCCTAGTCCTACATCAATATCAACCCATTGTGATGTTGGAATATTGATAAGTCCAGCGCCGTCACCATGGAAAGTAACAACACCAGTAGGACTAGCAGCAGTAATAATACCAGAAGTAATCTGGATTACACCATCGCTAATCGTAGTCGCAGTTGCTACGCCAGTAACATTTAATCCTCGTGATACAACATCAGTTGCAGTAACTAATCCAGTAACGCTCGCTGTTCCTCTTACATCAAAAATTTCAGATGGGATTGTTGTACCAATACCAACTAAACCGTTCGGGTTAACAACAAAGTTATCATTGTCAACCTGAACGCCATTCCTAAAGTTAAATGACTTACGAATATTCGCCATCTTATACTACTTTTTTAGTTATTTATGTTGTTCTCCAAAGTTTCAATTCTAGCGGAAAGTTCCTTAATAGATTGAACCAGCAGAGGAATGACCTTATGATAATCAACAGCAAGATAACCATTATCTCTTTCAATGACTGCCTCTGGGAGAACTTCTTGAATCTCCTGTGCGATAAGTCCAACATCATGACCTTCTTTGTTAGACTTATCGTTCCAATCAAATGTGTTACCACTGATAGAAACAACCTTAGCAAGAGCATCATCAATAGGTGTGATGTTGTCCTTGAGTCTTTCGTCAGATGACCAGAATGCAGTGATGTCGTCAGTTACACTCAGGATACCTGTGATTGTGGTGTTAGTCTGAATAGCAACAACATTAGTTCCTATTCCACCAGCACCCAGTTTCAGATCGCCCTGACCAGCAACAATATCAAGAGTGTTATTATCAGTAGCAGCGAGTTGTAAGTTACCGAATGATGCACCACCCGTACCAGGATTAATAGTGATCGTACCATCAACAACCAAGTTACCACCAATGTTAGTGTTTCCACCAACATTCAGGTTCTTCTGAATACCAACACCACCATCAACAATAACAGCACCTGTGCTAGTTGATGTTGATTGAGTTTCATCAGTGATTCTCAGTGGTCCATTGAGTGCTAACTCATTATTAATAGTAACCTTCTTGTTGAAGATGACTGGACCATTGAACTCAGAGAGGTCAGTGTTTGTATCACCACCCTCAACAATGATTCTGTTCTTAATAATAACTTCATTGAAGACGTTCTTAGTTCCAGCATCACCAGATCCACCTTCTTCACCAGGAGATGGTGTATCAAATGTGGTTTCTTCACCAGTAGCAGATGATTTCTTCTGGTTACCAATAAAGAAGTCACCAGAGCTATTCATACCAGTGTAAACAACAATACCGCACGCTCTTTCTTGTGCTTGGTTCAGGAACTCTTCTCTTTCGGTAAGAGTCGTTGTCTGAACTTGTGGTAGTGCAGTTGAGTAGTTACCAGGACCATAACCAAGATATTCAAATGTGTGACCGGATGCTCTAACATAGGAAGGTCTTCTATATTCAATCGCGATTGGATCAATCTTAACAAGTTTAGAACCAGACTGGTGATTAACTTGTGGTGTTCCCATTGCACCACGAATAACAGTCAGTTCATCATTATTTGTTCCACCAAGAGTGCTACCAGCAACTCTCATGATCTCGTTGCCTACTTGTAAGTAAGAACCAAGTGGGAATCTCTTGGTTGTAGCAGCAGCACCAACAGGGCTGGATACTCTCATTTGAGTATCAGTTGTAAACTCAACAATAGTCAGAGACTCATTACCATAGAATGGACGTGATCTAACTTGTAAGTTTTCTGCTTCAGAATTAGTATCAGCATTATTAACATTCATGCCGTGCTTCAATACACGGGCAGCACTTACAGTCTGATTTGTTACAGCACTGAATGTGTTAATACCGATTCTATCATTAACAAGGAAATCACCAATCTTATTGTTATCAGTATCAAGTGCTCTGAATAGGTTACCAGCAAACAATCCATGAGGATGATTAGTGGTGAAAGTAACAATACCAGACGCAGAATCAAGTGCAGTATTTGTACTTACCTCTGCCGATGGTCCAATAACAAATGCATACTGACTATCAGTGATAGTTTCATCACCAGATGTCTTAGCAATAGCAACTTGATTAGCGGAAGGAACTTCAATAATTCTGTGTAGTAAATCACCAGTGCTGTATGCAGGTGAACCAGTTACTTGAATAACATCACCGATGTTAGTAGAGATACCAGATACAACTACGTTGATCTTAGCATCAGCAGAACCACCGATGTCTGCTGTATCAAAGAAGTAATCACCAGCGGAATATCCAGAACCACCATATACAATATCGCAAGTGGTAACAGCACCACCAACAACGGTTACATTAGCAGTTGCACCCTGCCATGTGCTTAATGTGTTCTCATTGTATAGTTTGACGTTATTGAATGTACCGTTGGTGTGTCCTGTACCACCATCAATGAACCCACTAAATGTTACGATACCACTGAGTCCATGGTTTCTAGCAAAAGTCAGTGTTGCAATACCAGCAGTGTTAGTAACAGATGTGATATCATGACCAACGAATACTTTTTGCAGTGCAGTATCAAGAGTCTCTCTTGTGAGTGAACTCTGAACATCGTTGGTTACGACATCACCAAGTGGTGCTCTCTTAGCAAAAGATCTAGATGCAGTGGGGTTAGAGTTAGCCAGAGCATTGTCTCTGTCCAGACTCGGATAAAGATCAACAACATTCTGGGAATACTCGTGATCAGTGAACTCTTCTGAGATAGCATTAGAAGCATTCAGTACAATAGCGTGGTAGATACCATCTTGTACACCTTCAATATACTCAGAGATAACCTCGTTTCTATAAACATAAAGGTTAGACTGCAGATCAGATCTTTCAAATCTAGGAAGTGCAGTTGTTCTAACTGTTGTATCGTTAGTAGCAGGAGTGCTAGGAGTTGCTACAATCTCATAGGTGAATGTTAACTCATCAGAGATAGTTCCAACAACGAAACTACCATTATATCCTAAGTTGAAATCACCACCAGTATTAGTAGTATCAGTAAGATTTCTAATAATGATACTATCACCAACAGTCAGATTGTGTGGTAACTCTGTTCTGATAGTAACTGTAGTGCTGGATCTTGTAGCACTAGCAATGTATCCAAGATTCTTGTTGAAATCTACATCAGAAGCGGCAAGAGATGTTCTATTAAAGTCTGTGTCGCTTCTTACACCAGTTGTACTGGATTGTTGAATGACGAAACCATCTTCAGGATTCTTACCACCAATAGTTTCTTTTGGAATAACAACTCTGAGTTTGTAGAGTTTCTCGTCAGCACTTCTAGTATCAGAGATTCTCTTAACAAAAGAAGTGGTTGGGTTATCAATCAGTGCTGCTTCACCTAGTTGATCAAGAGCAGTGTAAATATCATTATCAACTGCAGTCTCAATGTACCACTGTGTATTTGTGGAGTCATACTGAACAGGGTGTCCAATATCACCAGCAACCTTATCTGTAACTCTGGTGATTACTACCAGTTCAGTACCACCATAGATTGTAAGTTCATCACCAGCATTTGCTTCATTCAGAGTAGCAGCTAACTTTATCTCAGTAGCAGAATGTCTGATAGCAAAGTATACGGTGTTAGGAATAACATTTTCAGGTAAGTCACCAGACTTAGATCTAAGAAGAACCTTCTCACCAGTTTGAATGGTGTGAGTACCAATAGTAAGAATGTTTGTTGTAGGACCAGCAGTTACATGATATGATTGAGAACCAGTTGTCGTTTTATCCGACATGAAGATCTGTGCTTCACTTGTTGCATATCCAGTAACATTGCTGAAGTTAACAAATAGTCTATCACCAAGGATGTTTTTACCTTGTGTAGCAGTTCCTGCTTTCTGTGCACCAATCCTGAAACCTTGAGTGATTGTGGGAGGTAGAACATTCTCATCATTGTATCCTAGAAGATACAGGTGTGAGGTAATACCAACGTTGGTAGTTACACCAACATCAACTCTCAACCAGTCAACTTCTTTCTCCTGTTCGGTAACTGCCTTAGGAGTAATGATAGAAGTAATGAATGCTTTATTATCTTTCTCAAATGCTTCTGACTTAAATCCTTCACCAACCAGTGCTAACTGACCAAAGTTAGAGTTGGAGTTGGTAATTGATGCGTCAGCACCAGACAACATTGCAAAGTGCTTATTATAACCAATAGCAAATACAGATACAATCTGCAGAATAGCATCATTGGATGCCTTGATGTGACACTGTTCCCAACCATTTCTGTAAATAGCAACGGGATCTAAGTGGTATACAGTATCAGGATCAGTAGAAGATGAGTTAGTAGAAAGTGTTGCAGCAGCCTGTGTGGTGATAGCAATACCTTCATATACTCTGGAGGTCTTGTTATACTTAACAAATGCTCTATCGTCTTTCTGAAGTGAAATACCCGTGAACTGAGCAACAACCATGGACTTGAATCCAGATGCCTTGCTACCATCAGCGTGCATACCGTTCATACCATAAACGGAACGCATTGAGATATTGAAGATGTATGGTGAAGCACCAGATACAGTATCAGTCTCAATAGTTACGGTAGCACTTGAGGCATTACCAGGTGTTGTTAAGTTTGCAGGGAAAGTTGGTAAGAGATATGTGAATACTTTTGGATTACTAGCATCAACACTCTGAACCATCGTGGAGATGTTATACTCCTCAGGGACAACTCCCTTAATCTTAATAGGAGTACCAGCAGTTAATCCATGATCAATGTTAGTTGTGACTGTAACTTGAGACGTGGGAGTACCACCACTACCTGCCTCAATGTTTGTAATCTCAATAGGATCAGCGGCAAATGCACCAACAATCTCCCACTCAGGACGCATCTTAGCGAATCCATCAGGATCTGCTGGGAACTTATCATCAATATCACGACCAGAACCATTGTTGAATGCATTAGACAACTTGGCATAATACATATCCAAGTCAGTAAGAGTCTGACCTGTTACATTATTCACACCATCAGCATATTCAAATACTGTGAGTTTGTGGTGCGAGAATGTGGGGGTTGAAATATTATTGCTAGAGAAATCAGACTGATTAGTATAAACAGTCGTATCACCATCAAAGATAGAGAACTGCCAGAAGTAGCAAGCACCAGTGATTCTAAAGACAGCACTATTTGCTGTATTACTATCAGTAGGATTAGGTACGTACTTTGGACGTAGTTTAGTCTTTCTTAAGTCAAGACCAACAATAGAAGTACCACGTGGTACAATAACACCACCATTGATACTATTATACTTGTAGAGAATATTATCTTCTTGGGTTAAGTCAAAGACAGAATCAATTTCCAGACTTAATGTTGTAGCAGCATCAGAGATTGTGCCGTTTGGTGCTTTTGCTTTTGCAACTCCACCATCATTATATACTTGGAAACCAGGTCTGTTATCAATAATGTGCTCACCAGGCATCAGCAAGATTGTAGTTCTCTCTACAAAATCATTGCTGTTTCCTCTAACATAGGAAAATCTAGCAGCCTCTAACAGTGCTCTTTGCAGAGTCTTAAATGGTTGTGCTAGAGAGTTACCTTGATTACTAATAGAATCTGTTGAGTCAAGGTCACTGGGGCTGACATATAATATACGACCTTCTGTGTTTTTAATAAAATTGTCTAACTTATTCAGAGGCATGGGATTATAACTTCTGGTATTTGTCTATTATTCTTTATTTAGTTAGTTAGGTCTTCCTCATCCCACGGTAAATCGTCATCGTCAGGCAGGTCTTCTGGGTTCTCAATATCAAAAATATTGAAGCAAGGATGACACTCCTCCATCAACAAATAGTTAGACCCAATATAAACATCTTCCTGGTCATAATCTCTATGCTTATCTGCTTCTTTCGTTAAGTCTTGATCATATAAATGTCCTACTGGTAGTTCATCAAAGGTGAAAGGAACACCATTCAGAAAGTACATTTTAACAATCATAGAAGCGTTCTCGAACCATACGTAACGCTGGACAATCCTATATGATTCTACTTTTTTATAAGACATGATTATTCTGTTGTTGTCTTATTTATTTTATACCCGTAGTCGGATTCGAACCGACACTGGAAGGATTTTAAGTCCTCTGTCTCTGCCGTTGGACTATACGGGCAAGGTGCTCCTTGTGAGGATCGAACTCACCTCAGCCGAATTATGAGTTCGGTGCATTCACCAGATTGCTAAAGGAGCGATAGGAATGCCGGGAATTGAACCCGGATGACCCCGTTATAAGCAGGGCGCATTAACCTTTATGCGACACTCCCCGATGATTAAGATGCTTCGTTATTCTCGTAACGATATATTCGACGCATCTCATCATCTGCGGGCATTAATACTGCTGCTGTACCATCCTCTTTGACGATACCAATATGCTCTCCATTTTCAGCACGTTCAATCAGTTCATCCCATCTTTCCTGTGCTTCTTCTACTGTAAAGATTTCCATTAAAGTGATGCGTAGGTAATCATATCTTCTGTGCAGGATGCACGAACAACCTCTAGTACATTCATAAACTGATCAACGGTCTCACATACAACGGTTTTCTCGTCACCTTCGTTGGATTCTATGTGAATGGTCTTGTTGCTCATGTCCACAACACAACTCGTCACGTACTCTTCAGTCATAGGTCTGATTGATTTACCACCATATTATAGCAGGTTCGTCAAGCGGTGTCAATTCTTTTGTTTGGTGACGCCAATTGGGATATTGTCTGCGGTGGGAGTTGTGTTCTCATCTTGCGTTCCATGGGTTCTTGTCCCTGGGATTGGCCAGTAGTAACTTCCACCAGGTCCAGAGTATCCAAGGTTTTCTGTTGATGAACTCAAGGTATAAAGGTCATTAGCTGGTCTTGGTTCGTACACAAGATTATCACCATAGTCACCAAAACCTTTCGTGAGGTCTCTAGGAACTTGTAATACGATTACTTGGTAAGCGTTATTAACACCAGTATTATCAAATCTATTTGTCTGTGACTGAATATAAAACTTATCTGATGTCATTGCTAATGTTGCACAATTGTGAGTGTCAGTGTATATTCTGTCATTTGCATTTGTGATTCTGAATCTATTTTGATTCTGTATAGTTCCAGTAGCAACATCAAACTCAATGATAGAGAGTTCATCGAGATCTATATGTGCTTGTAAAAAATAGATATGATTATTAGAAGAATCCCAAATCACACCACTTCCTGGGATATGTGTAATATCATTAGCAGTAACAGCAGTGGCGGGTCCAGTAAGTTCATATTTTAATATATCAGTCAAATCAAGATCTGACGTATAGAAAAAGAAAAGATTTTTTCCAGGTGTAAATCCCCTATTTACATTTTTATAATAAGTACCCAAGATTGGATAATTATAAGTTTCATCATCGTTGGTATACACACATCCAGTAGAAGCTAAAGGATAACTAGTGCTATTAACGTCAACTCTTCCACCTCCAACAGTTCCACCATCAACGGTCTGACCATCTAATGACCTACGATAAATGTTTGCGACATGAAAACAAGGACCATTTACACTTGCACATTTATGACCAAATGCCTGACTAGCAGAGTAAATCTTATCACCTAACCTACAAATTTCTCGTCCATAGTTATTACCATTATTATTACCTGTTCCACCACTACTTCCATTTATTCTGAAACTATCTAATGAACCATCACTGGTATCAAATGTTGATACACCAGTCAAAAATTCTTGGTCACCAGAACCATTAGAGCGATCACTTTGTGCCTCAACCTGCATCGAAGACTCTTCATCACCATCAGGTCCATTAAAAACAGCATGATATACTTCATTAGTACCTGGATTTCCAGAGGTAAATCCCGTCAATAAACCCCGTAAAGCAGTGGTTCTATCCCATTGATATGTACCAGCACTATTGAATTTTTGTATCCACTCAACACCTTTAAAAGAGGATGGTTGTGCTGCACGTCCTAATTGATAGATATTATCATTTGAATCTTTGATAAGAGCAAGTGTAACCTTATTCTCCCAAGTTATAGATGTCTGAAATCTATCAGATTGTCTCTGCCAGACTGAATTTCCTTTACTATCAATCTTGATAAGTGTTGTACTTCTTGCATCATTTTCATTGACTGCAAATGCTACTGTATCATCAGACAAAGCAACAATAGATCTATAACTAGACCAATTAACATCAGGATTAATACCGGTTGTTCCTCCAGGACCCACAAGTGCAATAAGTCCTTTACCACCTGCCTCGTGAATAACTTTCCAGTTGCAGTTTTCAGCAGTGTAGACTTTAGTCGCTTCTACGAAACTACAACCAACACCAACAAATACTTTGTTTGCCTTAACAAAGGAGCAACCAACTCCCACATATACACCAGGCATCAATCATCTCCAGTATAATAATAAATGTCTCCGTCTACGCAATAATCTGGATTAGCAGGAGGAAGATCACTACTTATGAATCTAGAACCATAAGCATTACTCTCTGAACTGATAGCAATATTACTACTATCGTTCACATTAATAAAGTTAGTTCCAGCATATCCGACTTGTGTTACAGTTACAATATTAGCAACACCATCACTACCATCACTACCAGATCCACCAGATCCTCCTCCAGGTTGACCAGGGATAATATCAATGATTGGTTCAAGTCTTAATGAACCGTCTTTAACAACAAGTCTTGATTGTTTATTTGAATTACCTTTATCTTGAAATATTATACCACAACCATCACTTATAAACAAACATCCACGTACGTATACATCATCAAGGATAGTATTACCACCTTGTCTGAAATCTGCCTTGAAACTCTTGACCATTAGCAACTACCTCCGCCTGGTTTACCAGCAGCAGCACCTATAAGTTCTTCTACAGTATCACTTACGAAAGAACCAGCAAAGGATGTAAGAACTGAATCTGTCTTGATTGCTGCTGCAAGATTACCTTTCTTTGATTTTACCTCTGTTTTTTGACCAGCAATAACAACCTGTTGAGTTTGTTTCTCATCACCAATCTGAATCTTTGATGCCTTCATTACAATAGAATCAGAAGCATCCAAAGTAATATTAGGTCCTTTCAAACCTAGATGACCATTTCTTACATTAATATCAATATCACCGTTTAGTACATTAATTTCTATCGTAGTTCCTTCACCTGCTTTTTCACCTACGGTAACTTCAAATGTATTTTCTGCTTCAAGTCTTGTTAAACCAGACTCTAGGTGTTTGAAAGTGACTCTCTCCATAGCATCATTGGTCATCTTTATAGATGCTGCTTCTGGACCACCTACACCTTGATTAGTATTTCCAGTGGATAATAAAAGTTTTGGTCCGTATGATTCACATACTTGTCCTTCTTGATTAGCCATATCTTATTTCGGGTATATACAGTCAATTACTTCTACAAGTTCGCCCTGTAGAACAGGTGGTATGTCGGTAGACATAATGGGTCTCAATACAGCACCAAAACCAGTCTCACTATTGATAGTAAGGTCTGCTAGGTCATCAAAGCGACATAGATTAGTAACGTTGACCTTAGTAATGCGACCATCAACAATAGTTAGGTCACCACAATGCTTCGCAACTAGCGTATCTGTATCAGCATAGTCTTGTCCACCATCGTCAACAACAACATCAACAAGATAGACAGGTTCTTGGTCACCAGCAGGATAGTTCTCACCCTCACTAATGATAGAGATACTGGTAACTTGACCATAGGTAGGTGATGTAGGTATCACATCAATGTTTGCTCTACCATAGGCACCATATCCTCTATTACAACTGTCTGTGAATGCTACCAGAGGTGCTCTGGTGTATCCAGCACCAGGATTAGTTATCTTTACTCCAACGATACTAGCAGTTCTCTCAATACCACCTACGATGTCCTCTGTGTCTACATCTTCTATAACTCTTCCGAGAATAACTTCAGCAGCAGCATTGAATCCATCACCACCAAAAATTTCAACAGTGGGCGTTCCACACTTGAACGGATTACCAGAATTGCAGGGTTGGAGGGAAGAGGCTTCACTTAAAGGAGACCCAAACAGATTCCATTTACCATATTGTCTCTCAAAATCGTTGAGTAAATTACCCGCTCCTTCTGAAATTGCAGTACCACTGAAGATTGTATTAAACTTTTCATCTTGCTTATCATCATCCTTTCTAGGTCCTGTGTGTAACTTATACTTTGTGGTAGCACGACACTTGATTTCTTCACCACAGGTAAAGAAGTTCTGAATCTTTCTAATAGTATTTACTGCACCAAGAATGAAATCCTTGATTTTAAATGTTGTCTCTAAAACCTTTTGGATGGGTTCCAATACAGGACCAACAATAGAATCAATACCATCCACGATTCTCTTGGTCATAGCACCAATGAAATCTTGAACAGCACAGACAGGAGCATTGACTGCATTGTTCATGGCACCAACTAATAAGTCAGTAACTACATTGACCATTGAGTTTGCTATCTTTGTGGCAGCACAGAACACAGCGCAAAATAATTTCTCAACAGGATCAATTAAAGACCCTTGTATACCAATAACTTTGTTCATTGCTTCAAATTGATTACTTGCTCCAGTCATAATACTATTAGCAAGTGAGGATAATCCAGATTTAATTACCTCTTCAAGTTCATCTCGTAAAGAAGCAGTGACTGAATTGATAAATCGCTTAGAACCAGTTGCAATAAGTTGTGCAGTTTGTCTCAGGTCATTTGATAAGTTGAGTGCAGCAACACCTGGTTTGGTAATTCTATCAAAAAATCTCTCTAAGTGTGCTTCTGTTTCCGCAAAGAAATTATCCTTACAGGGATCTGCAAGAATGATAGTTTGACCAGCGTTATTAGTATCTGTATTGTGACAGCTCATATATTATCCTCCTGTAATATTTAGAGGGCATCTCCTAAGTTAGGTGCTGCTGGTTGTGCAAGATTACCAAAAGTAGCACTTGTATTACCAGAAGTATTATCTGGTGGTAAAGTAAATGAATTAGTTACTGGAGTTGCATTATTTACACCCAAATCACCCATCGCACCAAATGGTATTTTTCTTGATATTGATTTATCACCACTTGGTTTTGCTAATGGAAGACAATCATTTTTCTGCTCATTAGACTCATGCCTCCCCATAAGATTTCCTGGTGTTATTCTACCAACAAATCCAGTCTTGGCATCAAATCTACCAGAACCATACCTGATACCAGCAGTCCTACCCACACCCCCCATTATCATTGGTTGTTGATTCTCAGGGAAATCCCAATAAAATCCTACTACAACTTCTCCTGGTGAATACTTGACTGTTCTAAAATGCCCTCCACCACCAAGACCACCAACACACATTACGTCAGCAAATGTTACATCCTCATCTCTGATACCACCAACAAATGGTGTGACTCCCATGATGGCAACACGATATCTATTGCCACGAGAGTTACCACTCATCTGTTCTTTCTGTGACTCAAATGGTAGGATTATTCCAATCCATCTATTATCTTTACTTCCGTAATTATTTACTGCCGACATTAGCTTGTTTTGGTAAAGTGTAGTCCATAGGAATCACGAATGAGCATCATAGAAGTGACAGATCTTTCACCATCAAAATGATGTCTTAATGCCTGTACTATATATTTACCACTTCTGACTTGATCTGGTCCTTGTTCTTTATTCTCTGATGTATCTTCTACAATCATCTTGATATTAGATCCAGCATGTAAGTCAGTATTACAAGGAACTGTCACTTGAACTTTTTGTGAGAACATCAGATTATATCTAACACCGACAGCAGCAATATAAAGTTCTGGATCGTTGTTCTTATCATCAAGAGAAACCGTTGCCTTATCAGCACCAGTATCAATAACAGCAGTGTTGATTCTATGAATCTTCTTGCTATTTTTAAATCCTTCTTCTAATATTCTAGGTGTCTTTGCCTTCTCTCCCAAGGTTGCAAAGTTAGGATCTTGACTCAATTTACCATCAACAACTGATATATCAATCTCTGTAAATTCTTGCGTAAGAGGATTGAAAAAGATACTCTTAGATGCATACACACCAGACCTAATATTTTCAAGTAAGTTATTATCCTTCTTGACTACCATCTCGGCAGCCTTAAAATTATTTGATTCGTCTTTTAGTTCTTCTGTCGCTATGAGAACACCATTATAATTGTATTCGAATTCTGGTTCACGATTAATTAACGTGTCAAAGGAAACAAAGTTGAACTTACCAATTGTTTCATAACACAAGTATCCTGGATTAGCAGCCTTACCATTTGGCACTGACTTTGATGCCATATCAATGATTAAATCTAGTGGTCTTTTTTGATTACCACTAAAAGAAGAACTATTTTGTGTTGCGGTTACATTCACACTGTCCGAACCAACTTCAAGATAGTTCTCAATAATATTAGTAACTGAGTCTGAAATTCTAGCATCAAATCTTTCTACAACTCTCTTTGTATCACTCATTATAGCAATGTTGCTAGTGAATGAAAGTTCTAGAATTTCTGATGTGGAGTCCTTTGCAGTTGCTACCTTATCTACATGAAGCACCGTATAATCATTTTCTGTCCGTGAGTAGTCAATAGTTTTACCAAGTTGTGGTGTAATCTTCACTTTCAACTTACATCCTGATGTTACTGGTAATCCAGACCTCAGTGATGTCATTCTGTTTGTTTTTTCTTCTTTGGAGGCACTACCTGATGATGAAATAACAACCCTACCAGTAATATATGGTGATAGAATATTTTCAAATATATCAAAAGAAACTACTCTAAATTGTGCATCATAAAGATCAACAGTATTACTACCATCGGCAGAGATAATTTGAAATATTTCGTATTTTGATGGTGCTGCTGCTGGTGCTGACATTATCCGATATCGAAGTAATTACCGTTATTACTATTTAAGGTACCTTGACTGCCACCCGATGCAACTGCGACAGGAACAGTCTCAGTTTGTGTTGTTACTACTGGTTGAACAGCAATCAAAACACTTTTCTTTTTACTATTAGAGACAGGTCCAAGGTTTCTTGCCTCTTTTAGATTAGACTTATAAACATTCAAACTCGTTGCCGCTGATCTACCAGTCTGACCATGATATGGTGTGAAACTTGCCCACTCCCTACCAAGAATCTCCACATCTCTCAGTGAAAGTTGTTTCGACGGATCAATACCCCTAGCACTCATTGACTGGAAGAGAATCATTTTGTTCTGAAGTTCTGGAGTGTACTTCTCAATAGCAGGGTTCAATCCCATTCTTCTTACTGTATCTTCTGGAAGGAGAAACTGTCCTGCACCAACAGCAGCAGATGTCAGACCATTATAAGTTGCCTCTCCACTATTAATTCTTCTCTTTTGTTCTGCTACAACTTGATTGACTGTGAGTTTTGAAAGGTCAAGATCACTTCTACCACCAAACCAAGTGTTGTATCCATTGGGTCCAGCAGTTCCTTCTAACTCCCTGACTGTGGCAATAAATGCCATCTTCTCTGGACTATCTGCCTTAATTTTTGATGCATCAATACTACCACTATAACCACCACCTGATCTATTATTACCACCTCCTCCTTTTCTTCCCATAAACTTAGAGGACTTCAGGAGTTTAACCAATTCACCAAACTTACCCACATTTTTCTTAAATGCCTCAGTGTTAGCAAGGCTCTTATCAGCAACCCTTGGAAATGCTCTGCCTGGATTCTTATAATTAGGATCACCTACTGGCACCTCTTTAGGCATTCTTGTTTGGAGAACTTCACCACCTTGATTTCTCTGCTGAGGTTTCATCTGTGGTGATGTAGATGTTGGTTGCTGGGATTGTGGAGCACCAGCACCTAATGGATCTGGAAGATTTACTATTTTATCCTCCTCTTCCTCAAACATTGAAACATCAAATCCAACAGCCTTTAAAATACCTGTATAAAATTTTATATCATCATCAATCTCTTTGTTGAGATTTTTCATATTTTTTTCAGTTTCATCTATATTTTTCTGAGATTCATTTGGGTTGAAAAAATTATTAATCCCAGTGAATACAAATTTTATACCATTGAATATAGTACCAAGTGTTTTTGTCGCACTCTCCCAAGTTGGTTTTATATTGTTTTCATATATTTCTTGTGCCCTATCAATTATCTGTGGAAGTCTTATAACAATATAACCAGCAAGTATATTGCCTAAGAATCCCATTAAACCACCAAAAATACCTGAGGTGGTGCTCTTTACCAGTCCAGCAACTCCAAAGGTTGGTAATCTGAAATTCTCAAGAGAATTCTCTTTTTCTATTCTTTTCTCTCTCTGCTGCTCTTTTCTTATTAAAGAGTTCTTTCTTGCAATTATTTTATGCTCTCTTCTCCTACCAGAAATGAGAACACTTTTTATATTTTCAACATTTAACTTTAATATTTGTACTGTAGCCATTTATCAGTTCCCCAGTATTCCAAACTCTTTTTTCACATAAGCAAGATAAGGATTAGCGAGATCAATTGGACCGTAGTTTGCAAATGAATTATCAGCAGGAACATTTTGTGCTCCCTGTTTTTGACTTCCTTGAGTTATTGGTGGCAAATTCATAAAACTCATACCACCCTCATCATTTTGTGAATCTTCAACTAGACCAGTGGTTGTTCTTGGTGGTGGTGGAGAAACTGATGGTGTTGGAGGAGGAGTGACCCTAGTAGGACCAGATGAAGGTTTTATGGATTGTGACGATGCCTTTATAGTATTTGTATAATCATCCAGCATCTCACCAAACTGTTTATTGACATTCAAAAATTGATCAGAACTAAATTCAAGTTTTCTCAGAGCAAAGACCATTGCTGAATAAAGTGATCCACCATTATAAATGATATCCTTAACAAAGGGACCAAATCTGTCATCACTCATATCCTCACGTTTTACCACACCCTCACCAGGAGTCAGGTAAGTCAAGACACTATCTTTATTTGGACCGCCACCAGGAACGATACCACCAGAGTTCATACCCTCGGCACCTCCCATACCAGCAAAGAAATCATATATTCCAGAACCAGCCATATCACCAAGAATAGCACCGCCAACAGAACCAAAAGGTCCTAGAACAGATCCGAATATACCACCAATCAAAGCACCCACTGATTTTGCTGCTGCTCTACCAATTGGTTCTCCCAACAATAAAGAAATACCAAAATCAAGTAGAGCACCTACTAATGGTATTCTCTTTAAGAGTGGTCTTAAAAATTTAACTGCACCTTTCAATCCAATTTTTCTAAAAATATTAGAGGCGCCTCTACCACCAACTACTTGTAGTCTTTGTACAAACTTAGAAAGTGGATTTTTTGTTCTTGCAAATTGATTAATGCTTGTTGTTGCTTTATTATAATCCATCGGTCTGATGGTTCTTCCACCAGACCTCTGAGTTTGAAATCCTCTTCTCTGACCTGCTGCATTTCTGAATAGACCACCACGTCCTGGTTTACCACCATCTTGTATAGTATCGCCACTTCCACCACGACCACGACGACCAATACCAATAAGACGTAAAAGTCCTCTGGTAATCCTGAACATCGTGTACAGTTTACTGATTACCTTTGCTACTACAACACCACCAACAATACCACCAGCAATACCAAGAAGTATCTTCCAATTCTTCTCTATGAATTTAAAAACTTTTCCTACTTTCTCTTGATTTTTTTCATCAGCCAACCATTTTAGTGCTTCACTCGCAAGGAAACCTTGAAATACAGATCCTATGAATCCAAAAACCTTATCTAAGAAACTTTTAGCGGGAGCAGTTATCTTCGAAATAACACTCGAAGTTGCTCTGCCAATCTTCTTACCACCTTCTAAAAGTGCTTCTTTCCTTGACCTTCTCTTTTGCTCTGTCTCTGCTCTTATCTTCTTCTCTGATTCTTTTTGTGCTGCAATACGATATGCAAAATCAGCAGCAATTTGATTTGATATGTCCCTTAATAAATTATTAGTCTCTATTAATGTCTCTTCAAAATCTGTTTTATTTGGAAGATTATTTGGATTTGTTCTTCTTCCAAAACTAGTAAATGCCATTTTAGGCATTTTAGTAGTCGCAGAACCACCACGAAAGATCGAGGAAGAAACTGTTGTCCTTCCCATTTTGGGTTTTACTGGTGGTGCCGTGAATGCCTGACTACTAAATGCCACTCTTCTGCTGATGTTTCAAATTTTCTTCTTCAATGTATTGTTGTAGGAGTGTGATATAAATTTCTCTCTCCCACGGTATCATATTTTCTAGCTCTGTTAATGAGTATTTATGGTGTTGTATCAACGCAAAATTAGTGCGGTAATAGTTCTCCAAACTCTCATGTGCCAGAGCTAGCTGAAAAAACTCGCTAACCCTTCAAGCACGACCTCATTATCAACTTTGGTATTAGGATTTTTTACATTGATAGTGTGACTAAGCTTGGGCATAGTCTCAAAAAACTCTTCAATCAACTTGAATTGTTTTGTATTCATCTGCTCCACGAACCCTTGAAGTTCTTTCTTGGTACAGTCAGAAGCAGACCAAGACTCCTCGGCATTATATACTTGTTCAATACATGATGTAATCATATCAAGAGACTTATCTACATTAGAAGCATCTTCACTGGTCTCAAAGTTTGCCTCAACAAACTGGTCAAGTGATGGATACTTCATCTTGATAGACAACTCATCATCTAGTTTGATGATTGGTGTGTGCTTAGGATCTTTCTGAACCTTGATAGCATCAATATCAATCTCCATCTGAACCTGTGTCTCACCGTCGTCAGGACAGGTAATGTTTACCTCTACTGTTTCACCAACTGACTTAGCACGAACATTAAGGAAGAGGTACTCAATATCAAAGGTGGATAGTTGGTTAATCTTAAGTCCTCTGGTGAGGATACAATCAGAAATAACTGTTTTGATAGCATCGGAAATCTGCTTTTGATCTTCAGATTCAAGTGCCATAATAAGGATTTTTTCTTCCTTCACAAGGAAGGGACGATATTTAATTTTCTTTCCAGTGGAAGGCAAATCCAACTCATATGTTGGTGTAGAAATTTTTGGTAAAGGCATAATAAGTTATTCAGTTTATCGTTGTAGTATATATCTATCGTAGGCAAAGGTAACTGTGACTTTTAAAAGATCCGCTTGACCATAAGAAACTGGAATAGATTGTATTGATTTTGGAAAAGCATTTTTGAATTGATAAGTAAGTTTTCTATTGAAATTCTTATCAAATTTAGTGATAGTAAGGTTATCACATTTATAGGTATCTGGATACCTCATTCTAACATAAAATCTTTGATCATTTACGTCCAGACCGCCAACACCACCTGCTATAAAGTCCATCCATCCTTCAAAAAGTTTCAAGACTCTATAATCTTTATCAATATAGAATGAGAATGATGAATCAACATAAAATCTCGTATGAGCAAATTGTTGATTAATACCTTGAAAGTTATCCTTTACTTCAGCAGTAGCAAAAGAACTCCCAGGGAGAGATGCCTCAAAACAAGCAATACCAATATTACGAGAGATGTAATCATTTGTCAATCCTACGTTACCCAAATAATCCTTTAAGCGATCTCCTGCTACTGCTTCTGCCATTCCTACATTTTCAACACTTAAATCAACCTGATATAGATTAGTAAGTGCTGGTGTGGATAGAGCAGTTCTATTAATATTGTATAGCGACCCTTTTCTAATACTAACTGCCATCTAAATATAGCTGTGATTGTTATAGTTATTTAGATGTCATATAAGGGAAAATATCAACCGTCGCACCCGAAGAAGTATAAAGGCAACCCATCTAATATAGTATATCGCTCTTTGTGGGAGCGTAAGTTCATGGTTTACTGTGATAGAAACCAGAATATACTTGAATGGGGAAGTGAAGAAATAGCACTACCATATCGTTCTCCGATTGATAATAAGATTCATAGATATTATCCTGACTTCTATATTAAGGTAAAAGAGAGTACAGGTCAAATTAAAAAGTATATCATTGAAATCAAACCTTTGAAGCAATGTATGGAACCCAAGGTTCAGAAGAAAAAGACCAAGGGTTACATCTACGAAGTCTATGAGTATGCAAAGAACCAGGCAAAGTGGAAGGCAGCAAGAGAGTTCTGTAAAGACAGAATGTGGGAGTTCAAGGTTCTTACAGAAAACGAATTAGGTATTAAGTGATGGCATTCCCAACCGACGACCAAGAGAATCGTGTTCGCGGTTTAGTCCGTCGTCTCGTAGGTGTTGAAAAACCAGATGATATGATGCTGGAAATTATGGAGACTCTCACAGAGGGTAGCAAGATTCCAACAGCGGGTAAGTTTTATACATTCGTTTATATACCCAAGACACCCAATATACAATATGACCAGAATCCACTAGTGGCAGTCAGTGATGTATTCCAATGGGGATTTCGTGGAATGAACTTTCACTGGGGTGAACATAGACAATATACCTGGAGTGAAATAGTTGGTGGTCTGTATGAAGTATTACCAGAGGAGTTACAAGATATGATAGAGATTCCATATGGGTATATCCGTCTAAATAACTAAAAAGATAGTAGATAATGTCGTCAGATAACTTTGCAACGGATACATTAAAAGCGTTAGAAAAGGCGTTTCCAGGTGAAACTGCCATGCAATCACTGGCAGAAACTCGTAAAGTTGAGATTAAAGGCTCACCTCATCCAGTAGGAGAAGTTATTCAAGAGACCATACCTATGTGGCAATGGGGTGCTGGAACCCAACGTTATAAAAAATGGGATGGAGTTAAGTGGATTCCAGCAACAGAAGAAGAATATGGTATTTGGTTTAAAAAGAAAAAAGAAGGTTCAAATGCACCACCTGTTACAGATCCACAAAATAGTGTTGACCCACCAGCGGATGATAAGAAACCAACAGGGGGTGGAAATGGTACTCCTGTAGAACCAGAACCAGAACCAGTAAATATACCTGAAACAGAAAAACTAAAAGATTTTGGAAATAAATGGGAAAGTAAAAATAATAATCTTAGATATCCATATGAAAGAATGGAGTCAACCCAAGACTATATTCAATTTAGTGTAATAGAATATAAAAGACAAGGATTAACTGGTGGTCCAGTGGGAACTAATCGACTGAATCAAGGAACAGGAGTTCAAAGTCAATTTTCAACCCAAACTCCTGGGAGAAATTTAAACACAGACATACTTGGAACTGTAACACTACCAGTTCCATCTCAGATTGGTGATAATAATGGTGCTGATTATGGTTCAGGTGGATTAAACTTCTTACAAGAAAGAGGTTTGAGTATTGCATCAGCGGGTATTGAAGGAAAATTTCAACAAGCTGTGCAGGAAACTAAAGGTCTTTTTGGTGATGTTGTAGCAGGTCAAAGAGATGCAGAATTAGTTACTAGTTTCTTTGCAGGTAAAGCTGTAAGTGCTTTTGGTGGAAACCTTGATTTAAATCAAATATTAGCAAGAAGTAGTGGAACGATTATCAACCCAAATATGGAGTTATTATTCACTGGTCCTAAACTTAGATCATTTACTTTTGCATTTAAATTCACTCCAAGATTTAGTAAGGAAGCAGAAGAGGTTAGACAGATTATCAGAGCATTTAAAAAACACTCATCACCAAGAAAAGGGGGTAATTTTCTCAAAACACCTAATATCTTCCAAATCAGATATCTTGGTGAGGGCGGTCAAAACCACCAATTCTTAAATAGATTTAAGTTGTGTGCTCTCACAAATATGACTGTTAATTACACAGGTGATGGTGTTTATGCAACTTATGATAATGGAACACCAGTATCGTCAATAATGACACTAACATTTAACGAACTAACCCCTGTTTATAACGAAGATTACAAAGGTTCAGTTGGAGGTGTAGGATACTAAAATGGGATTTTTCAGAGAACTACCAAACTTACTATATCAATCACCACTCTCAAGTAGAACTGCTGCTGATGAGTTTATTGAAGTAAAGAATCTGTTCCGTCGCGTTAAACTGCGTGAGGACTTACAGAATCAATTTACTATCTTTAATAAGTATGAAATTAGACAAGGTGCTAGACCAGATACTGTAGCAGATGATGTCTATGGCAGTCCAGAACTTGATTGGGTTGTGCTCATCACCGCTGGTATCGTAAACGTCAGAGATGAATGGCCTTTATCTGATAGAGATTTATATGATTATGCTGAAAGAATCTATGGTAATGATTTAAATGCGACTCATCACTTTGAAACCACAGAAGTAAAAGATAATAGAGGTAGATTGATTCTACCAGCAGGCAAAGTAGTTGATAAGGGATTCAAGATTCCTAATCCTGATGACTACTCTGCCGCTGACTTAAATCCAACAACTGGAGTAAGTAACTACATTTACGAAACAAGGAAGAATGATGCTAAAAGATCAATCTTCCTTCTGAGACCTAGTTACTTACAACAGTTCTTGAACGATATGAGAGACATAATGACTTATCAGAGGTCTTCTCAATACGTTGATACTAGACTGATTAAAACAGAGAATACAAGAAATACGATTCTCTGATCACTCAGCGAGTTTAGCAAAGTAAGACAGGGTATCGTCTTCATCTTCCTCAGTCACAGTGCGTGAAGTGGGGAGAGATTCCAGTTCGTTGCGGATGTCGTCAGTCAGATCCTTGACGGGACCACGACCTTCGCTCTCATCCTCAAGGTCCTCATCCTGTTGAACACGAGGAGTACCCTTGTTACCAAGAACATAATCAAGACGCAGTTTCAGTTCATCGTAAGTCTTGAACTGATCAGCGGCAACGAGTTCTGCAAGGGAGTATTCTTTCTTCCAGGCAGCTTCCATTGCTTCATCATCGTCCAGCAGAGCATCGGGACGGGCAAACTCAGAGGAATCGTAGTTACGATAACCAGCGACGTTCTTTGCCTTCAGTTTGAAGTTGGCACCCTGCCAGAAATCAAACGGATCAATTGCTTCCTCATCTTCAAACTCAGGTTGCATAGCAGCAGTGAGTTTGTCGAAGATTTTCTTGCCGTACTTGTACAGCATGACCTTACCTTCGTTCTGGGGATTAGCAGGATCCTTCACAACATAGATGTTGGAGACATAGGTCAGTTTGCGCTTTTGCTTACGCGCAGTCTCTTTACCAGCATCGGTGCCGTTGTTCCACAGCAGCGTGTTGTATTCAGAAACGGGATCCTTCTGACCCAGAGTGGTCAGAGAGTTCTCGATGTACCAACCACCAGGACCTTGGAAGGCGTGGGAGTACAGTTTAACGAAAGGAAGATCCTCACCATCAGGAGCAGGGAGGAAACGGATAACGGCATAACCGTTACCACTCTTATCACATTCCAGTTTCCACACGCGCTCATCGCCTGAAGTGGAACCGTTATTATTCATTTTTTCGACTTCCTTGACCAGTTTGGCGGTCAGGGAGCCCAGTTTGGATTGCTTTTTAAGATCGGCAAAGCCCATTAGATTACCTCGGATAGGTTGGATTGTTTGGATTTACTTGGATATTATAACGAAGACAATATCACTTGTCAAGATACGTTTTCAAAGAACTGATGGTCTTCTGCATGGCATCGAACATCGTATTCATATCGGTATCTGCAGGAAAACCCATAAGTGCAATAGACTTCTTGAGTTGTTCCTTCATTTTGATTGCCTCGGGGTCGTCAGATAACGACAACCGAGTATACATAATCTTCTGTTTGTCCAGAAGTTCCGTCATCTTATCGATGTGGTCAATTTTTTCTTCGCTACTAAGTGAACCAAATGTAAAAACTGTCGAGTACAGAAACTCCTGGATCTCGTTAATTTCTTTTAGTTCATCTTGTATAATTTCAGAGTCAAAAAAACTACTCATCTAGAATTTCCCTCAAAAGTTTTTTGTATTTGGCTACATTAATATTTAGGAATGGTTTATATTTTTTAATCTTCAGACTGACGGTTTCCCACACTGGGTCCAGCAATTTCTTGTCGAACTTTTGTGAGAACCCAAATATTATATCATAGATTATTAGATTTTCGATGGAAAGGGTTCCACCAAGAAACCTTTTTAGAATTGGAGGATGTCCGCTCGAACACTTGAACAAATCGTCTAATTTTTTGTTCGATAGTAATTCTTCCGACTGTTCTTTGAACAAGTAAGTCGAACTCTGTTTGCGTTTCTTCCAGTCGGCGTAAGTTCTCTCGCCGTCGTTTATGATTGAACCAATCCATGTATTTCCTGGGTTATCTGACGCAACAAAGTTTGATACAAGAAAGTCAACGACCTCTTCATCGGAGTACTTTCTAGAAGTTTTCTCGAACCAATATTTATCCCTTCTTTTATTAAAGGAAGTTACACTGGCACGGGTCTTTGCTCCGTATTTGAAGAAGTCGTATTTGGGGTTTGTGAAATGATTTTTTAGTGACAAATAATGTTGGTAAGTTTCAAAGGGAGTCACGATCATAAAGGTAGTTTTGCTCTCGAAGTCTTTTTCATAAAGTTGAGACTGATAGCATCATACTTCAATCTCTCTTTGAGTGGTTTGGAAATCAACTTGGTGATTGAGTCTACCTCAAGTTCATTGATCTCGCAGTAATAGCAGATAGCATCGATGTAGTTCATCTTATCTTCCGCCACAATCTTCTCTATTTCTAGAGCAAACTTGGAGGGAGTAAGAAATTTACTCTCGATTACTTTTTCTAGTTCTTTATTTGGTTCCATAGAGTTCCAACTTATCTCCAACAAACTTTCTAATGTATTCGCTGAGCAGTTTGATGTACTTTGATTTGTCACGCTCTTCATAGACGACGCATTCTCCATTTTCACAAGCCATAATGATTACAAGTTTTTTGACTGAGATACCAGTCAGTTCGTACAGCATACAACCATATGCCATGCACTGTACAAAGTAGTGTTCGATCCACTCTCGTGGTTTCGGTTTCGCAGATGTTTTAAAGTCGATTATTGCTAGTTCGCCGTCATATTCGGCAATACAATCAACGGTTCCCGCAATGCCCAAGTGTTTACTATATAGGGAACCTTCTAAGGCATGTATATTATTTATCTTTTTCAACTCCCCTTTAGAAATCTTAAACAAGAAGTCAGAGATAGGTTGAACCTTTGGTAGGTCTTCATTCTTAAGATGATACTCTACCAGAGTGTGCATATCAGTACCACGACTGGTTGCTCTCTTGGTAATCCTATCTGCTTCCTCAGTACCAACTCGCTTTCGCCAGTTGATAAAAATCTCTTTATTAAAATGACTGGTGATAGAAGTAATAGATACCAGTTTCAGAAATTCTTCTTCATCTGGTACCTTATAATAACGCACACCATCAATAGTCTCCCGTTCAAGTTTGGGGAGATTCACATCAACATGATTAAACATTACATACCTGCTTCAGTTTTTGCTACGATATATTCTTTGACCAATCCAGAGCGGATGATGTCGTCAATACCAAATTCTACCATATCAACAGAAGGCATACTACGCAAGATATTGATGAAGTCTACAATACCATTACGCTCATTTGCCTTGTTGAGGTCAGATTGAGTTGCGTCACCACAGAACATAATCTTGGAGTTCTCACCAATACGGGTGATAATCGAATCTAGTTCGTGCATGGTGCAGTTCTGGAACTCATCTACGATAACAATAGAGTTATCCAGTGTTGTGCCACGAAGAAAAGAAGTTGACCAGAACTTGATGGTCTCTTGTGCCTTGAGATTACCATACAGCATCTCAAAGTCAGCATCGGAAGCCATCTGGAACATATATTTTACCATATTCTTATAAGGAATCTGGTAGATGTCCGCTTTGTCCTCATAGGTGCCAGGCAAGAAACCAATCTCTCTGGTTGCTACAAGAGAACGAACAAGATAGATTTTCTCGTAGGGAGTTCTCTCATCCAGTACTTCTTTCAGTGCATTATAAAGAGTGATAAAGGTTTTACCAGTACCAGCACAACCATAAGCAATGATATGCTTCTGCTCTTTATATGCATCAAAGAGTTTCTTTTGATTATCGGTCAATGGTTCAATATCAACCAAAAACTCAGAACTCAAAGGTTTCTTCCGCTTCATTTGGCGGGTAGTCAAACCAACACCAATAGGTTGGTCAGTTTTCTTTCTTCTTGGCATTTTAAATGTTGTTAATAGTTGATCCCGGTGTCTTTTTAACTTTGTTTAGAACATCGTTCCATCCGGGGTATTTCTTCTTCAACTTATCTTTCCATTCTCCCACTTCTGCATTTCCTGGACAGGTCTCTGGATCAGACCAATCTCTCTGCCAGTCAGGATTCTCACCTTTCCACTGATCCCATTCATCTACACTGAGAACAACTTCTTTTTGTTCACCAGTGGTCTTGTTAATAACCGGATACGTCGCCATGTAATTAATAATGTGTAGTTTTATTTAGACCCACTCTAGTGCTTCTGCACAGGTGGGGAATTGCTCTACAAAGATCTTTTTGCAGGCGTTTGCAATGTCCATATGCTCCTTCTGTGTGCCGTTAGCAGAGCGCAGTTGGATGTAGTGAATCCAAGAGCGGCAAGAACCAGACATGTAGATTCTAGTGGGTGTGGCTAGTGGTAGAACGAACCTAGCACACTCCTTAGCAATCCCATCAGCAAGCATCTTCTGATAGAGATCCATACTTGATTGGAAGTGCTGTTGCATCAGCATTTCGTATTTCTGAACCGTAAACGGGTCAATATCATCAATAGAATTTTGACGATTCTTGGTGTCTTGACGGCGTAGTTCTGGCAGTGGGATCGCCTCTGCGAGTAAGGAGGAATCAGCATAGCGTTGTGAAAATTCCTGATATGTGAAGGACCTATGACGAAGGATTTGAGCTGCCAGACCACGAGTAGTCTCAATCTCCAGAGACATAAAACTCTGCTCAAAGACAGACCAGTGATTGTGCTTGATACAATATCCTAACAATTTAGCATAGTTAGGATTCTCTTGATTGTTAGGGTTTGAGACACGGGCAACATATGCCATTGTCTTCTCCGCATCGGGAGTCACACTTATAAGTTTTACACTCATTTACCAAATCCTTTACTGTTTTCTTTTTGTATTTGTGCTAGTTGTTGTTTGAGAGAGTATAACTCTTTCTTCATCTCTGCCATCTTTTCAGCAGAGTATAGATGCTGATTTCTCTCAATGAGACCTTCAAGCATTTTGATCAGTTCTTTAGTTCTTGGCATTAATCGGGATACCCATCGTCATCATCGTACATCTCATCATACTCTTGAGGGAAATGTTTTACTTTAGGATTATCTTGAAGATAACTCTCTGTGTCTGAGTATACTTCTGCCTTAAGAGTATCGACTAATAACTCTAGGTTACGAACAATAAGTTTTAGTTTTTCCTTGTTCATACAATGGTTACTACTGTATATATTTTAGCACAAAAAAAGGGGAGCGGCAACTCCCCAGACTCTCTATTTACATCAGAATCTCTTTACAGATCCTTTT